TTATTATAGCAGATAAAATATTAGATGTCAAGTTTTAGTTTGAAGGTGAGATCTCTTTCTTCTGTTTTCTTGACTGGGGTGGCTAACTTAGCGATCGCAATTAGATTCATATCGTCGTCATAAATGCCGATCTTAGAAATATAAGTTATTTTTTGAAAATCTGCATTATAATCTGAATAAGATCCGCTAACAATATTTTTTGGTTGTTTTTTATTGTATTCTCTGTATCCCCAAGAGCCAGTATCAGCACTTATATTCGCACTAGCAGAAGCAATAAATGTTGGATTGTGAGAGAAATTGTTCTCAGTCCTATCCGATCTGGCGAACATTGTCATTTTGGGGATTGTGCTTGATCCTGAAAACTTAAGTTCAAAGCTGGTATTTGGGATGCTGTATCCTAGACTGTCTATTTCTGCCCCTAAACCAAAATACAACCATTTTGGATTAACAGATGAGCCTATATAGTTCTCTGTATGATCCGGATCTAGTTCCCAAGATCCGGTAAGAGCGATAAACCCTTCATTGTAAAAAACAACACCAGCTACAGAACCAGAACCATATTCTGCCCCTAAAGCATTAGCTACCCCAGAAACTTGGACTAGCTCTCCATTTCCATAAATGTCTTTTAGCCTTGCTGTTAAAGTACCAGTTACATAGAAATTAAGCTCAACAGTTCTTTTTTTGATTGAGTCCCCATAAAAAATAGAAGGAATAGAAATCAAGTTGATTGCTTGGTCAGACTTATCTCCCAACTGGGAGTTATAAGCATAATGCCTACTCAATACTTTATAATAATCAAATGATGTTTGCAAAGCCTCAATTCTGTTTCTCTCTTGACCTTGCGAATAATAGTCTCTAGATATGCTAGCAGATAAAGGATAACTTCCTGTTAGAACATCACCATATTGAAAGTCTGTATTAAACTCTGATTTTGAAACTGTTTTAAAAGCTGTCAAACTTCCGTTTTTCGTAATAAAAGGATAAACAAGTTCCGATTGAGGTCTATCTGTATTTATTTCATATAGATTGATATAACCAACAGGGACGTTATCAACAGTTGTTGCGCCTCTTGTTGCTGTTTGTTCTGGATTGTTGTTGTAATACACGGCATCTTGGTATATAAAGAAGCTTTCTCTTGGATACACCCTGACTGTGTTATAGATTAGATCATCTGGTCCAAACTTGTAATAAGGCACAATTCACTATACCTCCTAGTAATCCAGTCTCACTCTTAGAGTGAGTTCTGTTTCTGGTGTTTTCTTAAGAGGTTCGGACAGTTTTGCAACTGCCAGCAGCTCATTTGTTGCACTATATAAGCCAACGGTCGTAATATATGACACTGGCTGATCAAGAGTTGTTTCTTTTACCCTAATCTGACTTTGTTTTAAATAAGAAGGATTGGAACTATAGTTAAACTCATTGTGCCCTGCTCTACAGAAGTAGATGGTTGAGTTTAATTCCGTTGTATTGTTGAAACTTACATTATAAAGTCTGTTTCTAACCATATCAGCAGATCCAGAAATGGATGATCCAGTTACAAATCTTTGTGATCCATCGGCAGAAAACGATGCCACATCCTTCGAGTTATCAGCATTTGCTCTTTGCATTGTTATGGGGAGATTTCCTTTTAAGATACCATTGCCGGGGAGAGCCTCTGCGGAGGCGGCGGAGGCGGATACATTAAAAATAGACCCAGAAACAACTGCGATACCTGCTTGGTAATATATTAGACCGACTGGCAGATTTTCATGCTCCAATGTGTTCCCGGCTGCCGTACCATCACTTGCAGTTGCATACAAAATGCCATATTCACCCGCTGGTGAGTTTGTAAGGTACTGGGAAGATCCACTAAAGTCTCCTACTCTGAATCTTTTTTCAAATGGATCCCCACCAAAAGAACCTGTCGCATCGGATTGACATCCAAACTCCATTACAAAACTTCCTTTTTTAATCTCATCTTTTTGAAGAAGTCTTGCAAAGTTAAAGAAAAATGCTTGTTGTATCTTCTTTCCGCCTGTTAGGTTGCCATCTAAGTCAAACTCTCTAATATTTCCATTTACATCATGACCCACGAGAACTTGAGCCATTTGATTGTAAATATTGATTTTATCCAAGTTCTGAGTGTTATTGCTAGAAGACATTGGCGAGCTATTAGAATACCCGACTGTAATGTCAAAAATGTGATTGGCAGAAGAACTCAAGTAGGGATAGTCATAGACAGATTGAAACAACCCATGCGAGAAGTTCTTTACGTTTGTCTCGGTGGAAGTCCCGCCCTCATTATACGTTCCAGATACAATAGAGCCTGTCAATGGAATTGACTCATGCAATAAAGTTCTGGTTGTTGTAACATCGTTATTTAAAAGTTGCTTAAATGTTGTTGCCATTTTTTATCCTGCCTATTTTATTATGCTATGCGGTATATTTAGCGTACCTAATCGGAATGTCGATTCTGTATCCTGTTGTTGCCCCAGTGATTCTAACTACTGTGTCGATAAAACTATATGTGAATTGCTGGGGGGATCCCCATGATGCACCAGTTGTTCCAATTCTTTCAAACAGATAAGTGCTAGTTTGAAGCTCAATGCTTGGTTTTACTTTAAATCTAAAACCAACACCTCTTGGTCCTGCTATCGGGCTGACAGAAGCTTGGGTACCAATATTTGTTACGAAAAAAGAAGTTCCTTGTCCTGCGTTTGAAATATTATAAGTTGCAATATTATCATCATCTAAAAACGAATAAGAAACAACTTGACCATTGTTGGTCATTAATGATCCTAGCCTATTGTCCATTTCTACAATAAACTGAGTTTCAACTAGGGTTGTATCTAGTTGTGAAGATGGGGAGATAGCTGTTGTATCCAAACCCTGATGGACAACGATGTTTTTATCGGAATTAGTTGATTGGAATCCTTTAAAAGTACCAGCCCTAAACTCGCTGGATAAGTTAGAGAATTTATCATCGGTTGCATCATCAACTCCAACTACATAAGATCCAGATGCTTGATTGGAGTCTGTATTCATCGCAGTAGACCCACCAGCGAAGTCGCCATCGGCATCACAAAGTTCAATAACTGGCAAATAAAGCAAGTTTGTTTGGGGAATAGAAATAAGTTTGCTTTTCATTGTGGAAGTGTTGTTTGTGAATGCTTCCAATACTGGTGTTCTTAAAATATTGATGTCATAGTAAGCAGATCCGCTTGCATTTGCTCCATCAACATAGTTTGCGTTTTGATATTTTGAATAATCAATCTCATCGTCACCAAATGCATATTTAACAATCTTAAAGGAACCATCTCCTTGCGCTAATCTTGCACGACCAGCATCTGTTAAAACAGCATCTAAAATAATATCTCCACTGTTATCTAAAAAGCTCATTCGTTTTCTCCTAAAACTAAACTATTTTGCCATATAATTAGCACTTTACTGTAAATAGTGTGTTATTTTAAATCAATCGCATAAATTTGTGTTTTCATTACCATCTGTAATATGTCTGGTTTTAAACTGCAAATTCAAATCGATGATTTTGCCTGTTTGCTTTGACTTAACTCTAAACTTAAATATTTTATCATTCCACAAAGATTTATCAGCTGTTCCCAAAACTGGGTCTTTTCCTGTTATTGCTGTCGCACCATCTACAATACCTGTTTTTTCCTCATTCAAATAGACATGTTGATCTGCCGCATCTACCATCATATGTCTTCTAAAAGATCTAGACCAGATATATTCTTTTTGTTCTTCAAACTGATCCATTATTTTTATAATAGGATAAGTAACCCCAGAATCTTCTACCATTTCAACTTCGTAAACAGATGTTGGGTTTGATATATTACTGTGCCTATCTACAGTCCTAAAAGTATAATAATATTTTTTATTTGTTGCTATTAAATCCTCATATCCTGCTTTGAGTTGTTCCATGCTCACTGTTGCAACCAAAGAATTAGAAAAACTTGTATAACTTGTTGGCTTTTTTGTTGTTTTAAATACTTCATAATATAAAGCAACATCATCAGCTTTAAATCTTATTGTAGGATCATACAGGTCTCCATTTGGTAATTTTAAGGATCTTTTTTGTATTACCCTGTGGAGGTCAAAAAGATTTGCATCATTTTTTACTCCGATAGAGATAGGCACAAGATTTCTATCCCCAGTTTGATTTTCTAAAGTTATAAGCAACTTGTTTTTTTGACCGGATAAGGGATATATATTTACCAAAGGAGGCATTGGAGGATTATCAACCAATGTTACAAAACCTTCTTCGTGATAAGGAACCTCAATAACTTTAACAGAAGGTCTATATTTTACCTCGATGACAGATAAGCCTACATCTTCTTTATTATTAGATGGCGTTATATTGTTTCTAGAGTAAATGGGGACACTATTCGCAGCGGCTGTTCCAAGGGATATAAAGTCTTCATTTAAATCATAATTGCCATATTTGTCATTTGCATCTCCGGGAATCGAAGTGTCTTCAGCTATTGATCTAAAAGTAGAAAGTTCATCACCGTTTATTGTTCCGCCTTTATACTTATATTCAGTTCCAATAACCATTTTTACTGCAAATATACTGTACTGGTATGGACGCCCATACCTAACTTGCGTGTCGATATATTTAATAGTATCTTGCATTTGTTCTAAAGGAACAAATATGCTCTGCATTGTCATTCCAGTAACTTGGTCTATTTTTGCTATTCTGTACATGATAGTTTCAGAATATGCCATCTTACTTCTTTTTTTGTCTGCTGAGAAAATGTCGTGCAAAGCTCTAGTCTTCAACGTAACAAACTGTTGAAACTTTGGCATGAACTTCACCAATGAAAACAACTTTTTGGGATTGAAGTCTTCTAGTTGATCAGCAACATTTTTTTTATCATCTAAGGCAAAAAACTTTGTCTTTCTTTCTATAGATGACAAAGGTCTAGATGGGCTCCAGTTATTATCCGGATCATCCAAATAGTTTAAGTAACTTTTAAGCCATTGGTCAAAATCATAATCCCCAACAGGTCCATGCTGTAAAGTGTAACTTTCGGGTTCAAACCCAAGAATAGAAGGTCTTTTAAGCTTTGTAGCTATTGATCTGTTATTGCTATACACTTTACCGCCAGAAATTTCTCCTGAGTTTAATATGCCCTTTGATTCTAGATTTTCCCAATCAGAAAATATACTATTCCATTCATCTTCTAAATAAGAACCCACTGGCTTATTTGTTTGATATACATAACTTAAGAGAGTAGAAAAGAATTCCAATCCTATTCCGCTTTCGTTCAATAAAATACCAAGCTCCCCTATTGTTTCGGACTTGAACGTGATTTCATTGTACATTGGGAACTGATACTTTGTATCGTCTACCTTTTTATTAAACTTTCCGAGTGGTGTTAAGAAGAATAGATTGCTGTATTTTAAAGCATCATCTTGGTCAACATCCAAACCACAATACAAAAGCTTTCTTCCATATTTATCAAATTGAAACTTCATTGCTTCTTCTTCTGTTTTATTGAAACAATAAGAATAGATATTTCCAATAACAAGTTCTTTATTGAAATCTGCATATTGACTAGCTTCCGGGAAAAGTTGATAGTTTGCTATTGCCTTTTCCCAAAATGGAGATGTAAAGTTGTAGTGCGGAACAACATCTGCTATGGCATCATTCTGATTTAGTTCTTCGCTAAATAGTTTTGTAACTTCGGCAGATATTGCTGCTCTTGAGTAGAAAGAATGATCTTCGTAGTAATTTGGCGCATTAACTCCAAAAGCTCTAGATATAATCGAATCTGCAACCTTTTGATTTTGTGCTTTACTTTCCTCGGTATCTGCGTTTGGGCTATAAAAATACTGTTTAAATGGAAAAGGGGCTTCCCAGTTTGTTGGGGATGCAGTATCTCCAAAGAATACAGTCTTTTCTGCTACAATATCGTTTTTTTGATAATATACCTTTATTCCTTCATTCTTTTGCTCTAAGCCAGAGAAGATGGTGAGGGGTAAAATCTTTTTTATTTGATCTGGTGAATAAAGTTTGTTTGCTTCCTTTGAAGCGACCATTGCTGCTTTTGAGAAGTTGTAGTGTATTTTTATATATTGATTAAACCCTAAATCAAAAAGCGATGTTTTAAAGTCAAATGTTTCTCCCGGTCCATACATTTCTGGTTCAGTGAACTCAAAGAACTCAATACCTGTTTTATAATATGTCGATGGAGTTCTGTATAAAAATCCGGGTTTATATGTTGAGTTGTGACTGTATCCAACTGATATTTTGGCTACATCATCTATTCCTAACTTATAACCATATCCAGATCCAGCAGGAAAAGTCCCGTTTTCCAATGTATAATCATATGATGTATCAAAGTCATCTGGCTTTTGTGGTTCATAAAAATAGTTTGCCTGATCTGAGCCTTGTTCTATTTGAGATGCTAGTTCATTTTTGGCATATGTTGGTCCAAGGGTTGGGTTCATTACCCAAAAACAACCAAGAGATTGTCTTATTGGATCTGCTGTGGACATTCCAGATTGTTGAGTGTTAAATCCTTGAGATATAATACCGTTTGATGTGATCACGGAATGTTCTGCCGTGTATCTTGATTCTGATGAGACATTTTCAGAATATGCTACAAAAGAAGCAGGTCCTGCTATCCCCGGCAAAACTAAATCTAAAGGGTTTATTTTTTCTTGTTGTTTAAAGGTAGAAATAGAATCTGCATATGCCTTTATAAGCGAATCTAATATACCTTTTGTCATATTATTTGGATAAGACATCTATAAACTCCTTAATAAGTTCCGCCACCGCCGCTGGGATTAGGAATATTAGTGCCGGATTGTTGTGAACCCATAGGAGGAGATTTGTCTGTCATTCCATTTTTCATTAGTATACTTTTTTGCACTGGGATTCCATTTTTTCCTGCTGCCGTTGTATTGCTATTTTTATTTCCTAAATCCATTCCTTCCAACAGATATCCAAGACCTCTGTCTTTCAATCTCTGCATATTTTGCCCAACAGTTCTACCTAACGTAGATCTTTTAACTTCATCTGAAAATCCTTTGCTCATTACTGGGTCTGTTAATCCATTATCTATCTTTGGAGTTTCTAGTAAACCAGATTGTATAAATTCTGGCATTACGAGGTCTGGACCTGCTGATTCAAAAAATCTTCCTCTCATTTTAACAGCATCCGTAAGAGGATTTCTAGCAGATGGCAACGTTGAAACAGGAGGAAGTGCCTCGGGTGCTGGTGCTAGTTCTTGCTGTTTTGATAAAAAGAAATATTCGTCAAAAGTTGGCAAATCCATATTGCTTGATTTTACAACACCATAAGTTGGATTGTAATATCTTTTTTGTCTACATAAAATAAGATTATTGCCGCTTGTATTTAAAACATCATCTGCAACCATATCTGTAAAAATAGGATCTTGCAGATTTCCATATTTGAATCCACGGAAAACTTCTATTCTATTAATAATTTTATAGTTTAGTTGGATGAATGGAAAAGCATTGGCATCCTTAAATGGATCTGAATTTTTTTCAACAAAAGTCTTTACGATGTTATCCCTTACTACGAAGGCATTTGTTGTATTTAACAAAAGAGCCTTTATGTGGTTTGGGGCTGCATTTAGTGGAGCCTGATCTGATACTTGTCCTTCACCTCCTGTGCCACCGCCGAGACCAGCCAATAACCCATAAGCAAATGCCTCATCTTTGAATGTTTTTCCACCAGTTGCAAATACAGGGTTATAAAAATCAAGACTATTGATGGAATTCTTTTGCTCTCTGCCGCTAGGTGGCAATAGCCTAAAGTCGTCTATATATAAAAGCATTGACAACATTTTGTTTGTATTAATGTTTGTATCAAGAATATATTCTTCAACATTACCTGCAACTAGATCGTCGATAGTAGGATTATTGGCTCCATCAAAAAAACCAGACAAGACATTAAAGGGAGAAACATCAAGAGGTGGGCTTGTTTTTATTTCCAATGTGCATCCTTTTTCTGCGAATATTCTATTCAAATCATATCTTCTTTCTTTTTCCGTGTTTGAAAGCTCGATAGAAGCTTGTTCTCTTGCTGAAGTGTTTCTTTGAGGAATATATCGTAAACCAATGTCAAAAGCATTTGGGCTAGTCTGCGTAGATCCATACATGTCTAAAAATGTTTCTGCGTATTTCTCGGGATTATTGTTGCGAGATTCTCCCAAAGAAAAGAACGGCTGCTGTCTTGGAAGATTAATAACTGACGGAGATAAAAAAGAAAACTTGGACCCATTGCTAGTATCATTGGGATTCAGTATCACTCCTTCGTTTTCGTTACTTTGCCCATATCCAATCTGAATAGACAAATCTCCATCGCTAAAAAGCTTTTCAGTCTCTAAATCAAATCTGTTCTGCATGTCCGTGATTGTATAAACCTTAAGACCATTCGGTATAAAAGAGTTGCCAGCAGTGTTATCTCCCAATGTTGGAGATAAGAAATCTAGCCCATAACCAGATGGTATTTCAGCATTATATAGGTTTTTAAACGTATGCGACACTTTAAATGTTCTTGGCTTCGTATTCGCAACAATATTTGGATTATTCTCGACATGAGGATCTACTGCACTAGATACTTGTTTTAACTTTACATATCCAGAAGCAGAAGCGATTATTTTATCTAATTTCTGTATTAAATCATTAACAAGATTATAAAACAATATTACACCATCAATACTTCCAGTATTTGGACTAGAAATACTGCACAAAAAGTTGAAATATTTTAATCTTTGATCATTTAAATCTGGTGTAGTTTTGGTGCCCAGTTCATATAATACATCAATATATTTTTGCACTGCCAGCCCAATGTAGTTTTGTGGATATTTTTGAAGAAACTGCTTGAAAGCTTGCACAGTAAATCTATCTGTATAGGGATTAGAATAGGAAGGCTTAGACATATCATTCATATATTCTGCCCAACCCTGAGTGCCCTCTAGTATGTTTTTTAGACTATTGCTTTTTCCTTTTAAATATTCGATGGATGGGTCTTGCATTTCTATCTCAACCCTATATTGATATGTGCCAGCCATTTTTCTTCCAACTGAATAATCAACTCCGCTAAATGTTCTTATTGCCCGAGTTGTGCTTGAGTTGGCTGATTCTAATATTAACTCAGATATTGTTGCTGATACTTCTGGCTTATAAAAGTCTTCGACTCCCTGTTCTAGGGCTGGATTGTAGGTTAACTGCTGAAGTTTATTTGAATCGTTATCACTTGAATGCACAATCATTTCTTCAAAATCTTGTTTTGAAAATGTTGTTCTGGTGAGATCGCTTTGTATGACTTGGGCAGTTTTTGTCTTTTTTCTAAAAATCTTTAAAGAAGATATTTTAATACCTGCTAGAATAGATTGATATTTTGAAAGATCATTACTAGCAAGATTTAAAAGCATATCCCCAAACATACTATTTGATAAAATAATTTCAGGCATATTTATACCAAACATAAACCTATTTGCACCATACACATCTCTAGACATATACATTTCTGTGAAAAAGTTTGGTTTTTTCTTGGAGAACAAAAACTTTGTAAGGGCATCGCCGTTATTAGCTAGCTTCAGTATTGCTTGGTCGTTTGTAAAATATTGCGAAGTTTTATTAAAGTCAAAGTTAAAACTTTCTAGTTCTGCTTTTTGTCTAAAATCTTTTACTTTTGCATTTGGAATAGTAACTTTTTCTAAAGGAAGTGACATTGTTTGTGTGCCATAAGAATTATAAGCATTATGACTTTCGCCAGTCATCCACAATCCATTTGGCATCTGATGAGCAGGACCCCAATACCACTGACCTGCTTTGTCTGCCATAGCAGAACTTATCATTTGTATTTCTAGCTGAGACAATCCTGATGGTATTGTAGAGGCATACTTGTATGCATATGTTTTATCGTTTAACAATCCATTGGAAATAACAACATCAGTATCTATTGTGCCAAAAGTCAAGTTTTTCATAAGTGGACCAGAAAGATCTACATTAATATTATACCCAGTGCCACCGATGTCTAAACTATCCTTAAGTTTATCAACATCAAAATATGTAAAAACATAATATGATAAAAAATCTGGATTGGTGCCGCCAGCAGTGGCAGGAACCATCATTTTTCTCTTGAAAGGTATTTTGTAATAAACATTTCCAGATCCCAATGTTACCTTTTCATATGGAAGATCTGTTTGTATTCCAATATCAACAAAGTCTTGAGATCCATTCTCTTTTTCTAAAGCTGTTTTGACGACATCTGGCAAATAATCAGAAAACTTGCCTCCATCAAACTTGGTATATTTCTTAATTGTATCAGTCGATTCTTTTGGCACTAATCCATCTACTGGGTTTAAGTATTTATAATAATCTGCGCTAATGTTTTGATGAATATCCTTGTTCATACATTGAACAACACCCACTTGTAAATATTCTGTTATTTCGTCATCAAACAGCACACTTAGGTATGTATTGTTCTCTATTGGCAGCAACACAAAGAGGTCTAATACGACCTCCATTGGGACCGGAGCATTGACTAAATCAATCTGACTTATTGTTGCAACAGATATTTCATCAGGGTGATTAATATGTGGATCTTGCTTGCTTTTTGCAATATCAGCAGATGGATACAAAGAAATACTATCTATCCCAACTTTTGGGTGAAACGCACCAAATCCCGGTGGTTTAGAAAGATTAATATTTATAGTATTATCCGTAACTGCCATTAATCTTCACAAGGCTCCTCAAAGTTATTTTCTGGTAGTTCGGAAACAGCATTTATATCTGGTGCGAACGACCTTACAACGTCTTCTATTTCATTATCGAACTTAATCTCGAAGTAATACTCGACATAGTTAGAATCAATCTGTATACTATTAGTTAGTTCTGGGCTGAACAATTGGTTATCATTTAGATTCAAATATTGATTGTTTCTGAACTTCATCTTTTGTAAGTGTTCTTCTTCTATACCATTGTTTTTCTCGGTTTTTACTTGGAAAACTTCAATGTCAAAGTTTTCTATATTGTCTTTTGTATATCCCTCTATTAAATCTATTAAAGAAAATCCCCTTCTTATTACTATTTTGGATCCATCATCATATACTCTAGGAGCGTATCCACTAGTGTCGTTATATTCTATATCTATAGCGTCAGTATTTAGCATATATAACTGTCCATTTTTATCTACTTGCAACGAATCATCCTCATCTAGATTCTCTATATTATCCATACTTATAAATGTATCATAAAATATGTCTATATTTACTTGAGGTATTCTTTCTATATCAAGTGATCCAGTGTAGTTTGCAGAAGATGTTTTTACTTCTCCAACCAAACTATTTAAGTTCCAATACGGAGTATAAAAGGAATTTAAATCAGAAGTTCCAAGTGGGTTGACTAGTGTATCATTATTCAGCTTATTTGGTGGCGGATTGGATATGGCATATAAAGTTTCATTTATAGCACTTGCTACTAACCCTTGATCTTCTTTTGTCTGAAATCCTTTTAATATCTTCGTTATTATGCTTTCCAAGCCGTAAGTTATAGTTTGAGCTTTTGGTCTTAGGGCTGATTTGATTCTATCTTCTGACTCTTTTTGGACTTCTTCGTAGCCATTTTCTCCATGATTTGTGTCGTATATCACATCATTATCAAAAAAAGCGTAATAAGATGGCTTAAACTTACCTTCAGATAGTTTCATTTTGCCGTATTGCGTAAGCTTAATATCTATTACTTCTTGTTTTCTGTCAAAAAATTCCATATCATTAAATAGTTTTTATTTCAAATCTTATTTGATTGTTTTTTTGGTTGTTCCGCCAACAAATCCATTGCCACTAGTTGTTGTACCTTGTTGTGGAAATGGATTGCCAACTCTAGTGTCGTTAAACCTCGGAGTTTGCTTCAAAGACTCTCTCTTAGTTTCTTGTAACCTTTTGTCTGTTTCTATATATTGTTGCAAGTTTCGATCATAAACTTTTGTTATTGTTTCGACTCTCTCAGTCTCTTCCGCTATATCTTCTGTTTCTGGTCCAAAAGTTGATTCGACATCTACTTTTGCTAACTCCACTAGTGAACAAAAATCATATGGCCAGTTATAGCTATATCTAAGATCTGATTCTCCGTTTATAAAAAGACCCATTTGTTTTGTTGTACCAATAACTGCTTGATTAAATCCGTTTTTTTCATCAGAGGCGACTGAAATAGAACTATAGTTGTTTTTTGCTCTCTGTTTAATCTTGAAGATCATCCATCTTGTTTCTGGTTGGAAAGCATTTTTTCCTTTTCCATAAAACTCAAACTGACTTCCAATGGGATGTTCTAAAGAATATGTTTGTTTTTCAGCAGTTACAGCTATATCGGGCATTACATTTTGCCAGATAAGGGAAAGGTCATTCTTACTAAACTCATGCTCAAATTCAAAAATATACATCACAAATGGATCAATGTCTCCGAACTCAACGAAGTTCATTTGTGGAGGAATGTTATATTTCTTCATTTTCCCAATCATATCGCTGATTGATGTTTCATCTATGTTTGATGTTGATCCAAAATCACCTTCTGCAACTGCCGGTTTTCCATTATTTACATTGAAAAGCTGTTTTAAAAAGATTTTTCGCTCAATACCATAAAAAGTTCCATCTCTTTTTACTGGCACTGCAACAACTGCTTCATACATTTTTCGTTTTGAAGCTATCTCTCCTAACTTTCTTTTACTATTATTACCAAAGCCGCAAGCTTTTATAAGAGAACCAACTGGGTATCCAAGCCCCGATCTGGATGCTACAGGATTATCGCCATCAACCCCTAAAAACTCTGGGTAGCTTTCTCTTAGTTCTAAGAAAATACCTTCTTTAGCAGTAGGAGGACTTCCGAAACCTTTCCATATCCCTTTTGTATACAATCTCTCGCTGCCGGGGGCTGCATTGCGACCATCGCCGGGAGATCCTGCTCCTAAAGCTTCAGTGTCCATATCATACACATTAATAGAAGGGCACTCAAATCTAGATTCGATAACCCACTGCCTGTCTAGACCTTCTGTCGGATAATCTTGAACAGAAGTTGGCACAAAAAGCGTGTTCCCAAAAGCATCCACAGTTGCTTGTGGAACAGGTTCGTAATTAAAAAGTTTTGTATTCTTTTGCTTAAATATGTCAACAGAAGAGGTTATGTGCATTTGACCAACTGACGCTGGAGTGTTTGTGTATATTGAGTCTGTAGAATACCTTAACCATCCATCCAAAGTATCATAATCGTTAGAATACACGGAGTTAATTCTAGCATAACCAAATATTTCTTCTAAGCTAAACTTTCTAGAATCTCCAGTTGCCAAACTAGTATCGGCCAATGCTGGATCAAATACAACCCTTGCTCTAGAAACACCATAAAAATAAGGTGGGCAATGCGGGGCATATGCTGGGTCTTCTAAAGCCATATTAACCTGCACACCGTCTCCAACGCTTCCTGTTCCAGATAATCCCATAAAATAAGTAGAAAACGCATACGGGGGTCCATAGTGCATCCCTCTAACACTCATAGGAGCCAAAACCATTTTTCCGTCACCTATTTCATGAATAACTTTATTTCTGTCATCCCGATTTGAAGGATCTTTATACGGATAAACGTTGTAGTCAAAAGACCCAGAGGGAACTTCATAAGACATGAACTTGTCTGTCTTATATAAGACAATATCCATATAATATTTTGTTCCAGCTTTCATGGGTCTGAATTTGTTTTCTGGCTTGGACACAAAGTTAACTGGTGCTCTTTGTTCCAAAAAGAAGTTTTCAGTTTCTGCAAAAAAGTTGTTTGCTGCTAATATGTAGTTTATGTCTCCTGTCCCTTTCCAGCGCACCCTAAGACCATCTCTTGGGTTAACAGCATTTATATTTTGACCTGTTGATGCTGGATATTTTGAAGTTTCGCTTTGATTTAAATAGAATCCGTCTGCATAGGTATTTCTGTGAACGCTCCCACTCATATGTGGGTAAACAAAATACATACTTTTACTTGTTGAAAGACCTTTGCTTGGATCTAATATTGCCTCAAACGGTATTTCTGATGTTGGGAAATCTGTTATTACATTACATGCAAATCTAGGTCCTATTGTTCCTGTTCCGGGCTGTAAATAATATCCTTTTGGAGCATTTTTACCGGAAACAGTGGTGCCATCACCTTGCATTAAACTGTTGCTACTATCAATCTTTTCTGTGTGAATGGGATAGCTTACTGCAATGCCCGATTTTATAGTATTATAAAATACTCCGGGTGCGAAGAATGGCTGATAAAGTGCTGCCAATCTTTCGATTGCTGGATTTTCAGTAAGTGACGACCCATCTAAATATTCTTCCTTACCAAAAGATGATGAAAACAAAGCTCCGAGTTGTATAGATCTAAGAGCAGGGTAAAAGCCTTGATATGGTAACAACTTCTTTATACCATGACAATCAATCTTGACTGTTCTAAACTTTCCTGTTGAATTCTTACTGTGATCTTCTTTAAATACTTTAAAGCTTGATAAGAAATCACTATGTGAATAAACTTTAAAGAACTGATTATTTATTTCCCCACCAGTAGTATTTGCACTATCTAGCGATAATGTGTTTCCTTCAAGCTTTAAGAAGTTGTTTGTATCTGCTTTGATTCCGTTTTCCAAATAGTGATCAATATAATCAGATACTTTATATTCTGGCAATACTGAATATTCTTTTGCCATTCTCCTGATATCTTCGGAGTAATCTTCGTAAGAATTAAACCAAGGTGCTCTGCCAGATATTTCGGCAGTCTTATATGGCGGAATCAGGTGAAGATTTCCAGATGGAATAAGTGTTTGTTTGTTTGAAGCATATGTTGCCGCTAACCACTCATCACTATAATGCTCCGATGTTCCACTTGGAACTAGGTTTGGATACTCAAACTGAAGAGATGCCGAAGGTGATATTGTGGTAGATCCAGTTAAATATCCCCTATCTATTGGTGCAGAAGCTGTAGCTGCGCCATTGTATCTAGATCTACCTTGTATCCCCGGCAACAACAAGTTATAAATATAACCAGCATGAGACAACTCTCCATTTTCGGCTACATTATTAAATCTTGGCTCATATGTGGAGTTTAAAGTTCCTCCGCTGACACCAAGAGGTGCTAAATAATGACCGTCTAGAGTTTCTCCACCAAATCCCTGCCCCAAATCAACAGAACTAGTAGCTTGATATAAATCAAAAAACGGCTCGGTTGCATTTAGTGGCCAAATACTTAAGTCAAGTAACCCGAGATAAGCACTTCCACTTGTTATAATATCGCTTGAAGCATTCTTTGCTATGGCGTCAGATCTATGTCTTTCTTTTATATTATTCTTCCAGAATGCTACAGATTCTCCAAGAGCAAGGTTAAAATCAGAAGATCCACTAGAAACAGTGTAGTTTTCTCTTCCTCTAACTTTTCCAAGACCAGTGTTTTTATCCATCGGAAACACTGTCTCTTTGTATTTCATAGAGTTAAATTTCTTTATTGAACTTTGTTCTGTGTTTAAATCCCCATCGATATATATCCTTTTAAGATCATCGTAAATCTCTTCGCCCTTGTATCTACCAGAATAGTTCAATACATTGGTCACGGCTGGGTTTCCAAACCTCTGAAGGTTATTTTGGTAGGTGCTTTTTAGTATAATCTCAACATTGGTGTCCAATACAAAATCATGAATAAGCGGGTGATTTTTAAACGATACTGGTGGTTCAGTATAGTTGATCAACTGCTTTGAGTAAACAAGACCTCCTGCTGGTCCGGGTCCAAGCTTTGTTTCCTTAAGGATAGAATAAACATTGTTTTTGTGCATGTATCTTACAATAGGATTGTAAGACTGCCTTACTTGTTTCCAAGATGGGTGTCCATAAGGTCCGTTTAATAATAAAAGACCCGCATTTAATACTGCTGGAAGACCATCTGGTGTCACGACTGTATTATTGAGATCGTTGAGTGAAAGTTCTAAAGTATTGTCTCCAAACTGTGTTGAGTCAGCAGTAAAAACATTGTTTAGACCAACAAAATCTATTGGAGTCCAGCTAGAGGCTCCATTAGCCTCCGGTAGTCCATAATATCTGGGCACCGATCCATATGTTCCGAAATCACTCGCACCAACAAATGTAATGTCTGTTGCAGCCTCGCTAGCATTGCTTGGGTCTGGCTGAGAATATCCGAATGGAAAAGAAACTGCTGATGCCGTAATCCACGAATATTGTAGATCACTTTGCGGGATTATATGTTGAACCCAGTAGTTGTCATAAGCACTAGCCGTCGATACAGCAAATCCCGGATCATAAACCTTGTCTATAGTGTATTCTATTCTTTTTGCACCATTTCTTTGAACTTTATGGTATGAAGCAGAAGGTTCGCCGTATAAGCTACTGTAACCTCCGAAAAGAGAATGAGCAGTCAAGAATGATTTCAGTGGCTGTCTAACAGTTAAGTTTCTATAGGGAAGTGCGTTGTATACAGAATAAGTTTCAGACTCTGCATCAAGATATCCGGGGCTGCTAACTTCTGGTCCTCCGGGTGCTGAAAATCTGTTAACCATAATAGAAGAATGTCTTCCTCTATCTGGCACTGTATATTCTTTTAGTCCTAATACTACTGGTGAGTTAGCAGCTTCAGTCGAAATACCATTGTTTTCTACAAAATATCTGCTATTGACGCTTCTGTCAGCCATTTGAACCATTTCATAGCTATTAACATAGTTACCGATTGGCAACACGGAGCCATAACTACTTGAGAAGGAAGTTGTAACAGTTTTAATGTTCTTTATATTTACTGGTCTTTTTGCAATAAAGTCTCTTGTAAAGCTAGCTCTCGTAAAATCTGCTCCGAAGTAACTTGGATTAAGTATTGTATAAAATAAATGACCTCCCGCCAATGTTGCAAGTGCATACCACGCTTGTGGAACATAATCTTTTCTCGGATCAGATGGTCCATTTAGTTGTATTGGCTTGTATACGAGCCCAACATTTCTATGCTGATTTCCTCCGACGTGCTGCTGTGTAAATGGACCTTGCATTGGAACTTCTTTAGTATCAACATAATAGTCCCTTAAGTGTTCAAAACCCACTTGATATCCAGTTGGTACTCCAGTTGCGGGATTGCTAACAGAAGAGGAATAAAACGAGTAAGGTACGATTAAATCACCAGAATATTTTGATTGTGTATTTGTTCCATCTGACAACTGAACTTGAAAATCTGCTTTTCTTTTTAAATTTGGATTTATTTTTAAATCATCTGTGCAATCTTGACTACTAGATACAAAAGTCGTTGTATCAAAAGTGATACTTCTAGAGTTATCAAATGGCTTAAGTTCAGATAAAACAACAGATTTCTTTTTTAATCTTGTTTTTAAGCCCTCTTCCCTTAAGGACATTTTATATGGCTTATTAAAATCTCTATTAAAGACTTGTAAGGAGGCAGAATGTATGTTCATTCTGCCAAAATCAACATCTGAGTCTCCTATCTCTAAATAAGATTCGCTTCTTAAGGCTTTTTTATTCCACCAGTTACAGTTTTTATATTGACTTCCCGCATTAACTCCTCCAGAAAAAGTGGCTCTTGAACTGTCACCTTCGCCGCCATTAGCAAGGTTTGTTCCATCACCACCTGTAGCTGTTTGCAAAGTGCGAACACTGCTTGAATCTGTAATAGTTACATTTTTTCCAGCAACAGACCCGTTATTAATCAACTCAACAATCTCTGCTGATGTGATATTGACAGGTATTCCACTGTTGTATGTTCCATCATTTGGTGTAACCTGAATGGATATTTGAGTTCGTGGTGTGCCAATTGACACAAAAGAAACTAAGATTGTATCTGTTGGGTTATCTGATGCTGCCAAAACATCAAACTGTATGTGCTCGCCATTTCTAGACGCAGCACTATTAATGTCGGTAGTGCTTGTAAAGATGATCGGAGTTGTTACTGCACAAGAAAAAATTGGAAGACACTCTTGTGTCCCGGTGGCGTGGCGACCAACAGTTTCAGGGTATGGTGCATGTCCAAATTCCCAATCATATACAAGCTCATTGATACCTTTGATTATCCCTTCTGGATCAGACGACTTGAACTCCATTGTTGGAAAGCGATGTTGGTATTTATTTCTTTCTAAAACGTGGCTCTCTACAACATTTTCAATGTCTTTAAACCCAGAAGACATTGGAACAATAGAACCAATCATTTCAGATATTGCGCCATCGAGCCAAGAATAATATTCCAAATATTTATCTAAATCTGGTGTATTGGATATTTTTTCGTAGAATAGATTCCTTACTTTTTCTAAAGCTTTGTATTTATCCCTGTATTTATTAACTCCTCGACCAACTAAAGTTTCTAAAGCACTTGCATCAACACAAGCAGCCATAAAATTGAGCATTTCTTCGGATATAACTTCATACATGCTCTTTTCAATCGACATTGAAAACTTGACAGGCTTGGTTCTCGGAGTGAACATTTCGTCATCCCTATCAAGAACCTTGATTGTGTCAGAAATATCCAAGTTATCAGGCACCTGTTGTTTATAGGCATACAAAAAGTCTTTTGTTATACACGATGTATCATTAGAAACAAAACCATAGCCACGACCTGTGTGCTGCTTTTCTAACAATCCAGACAAGCTTGAACCATATCTGTTGTCGCCAGTTCCATAACTCAAGTCTGGAACTTCAAAATCACCATTAGAGTCTGATCCTGTCAGTGTGCTAAACTCCCAGTTCAGAGCTAATGTGTCCATTTTTGGGACATTTATTTTAAAATCTTGGAATAAATAGGCATTCTCTTGTGGCGCAAACAATCCATAGTTAGATGCGTCGATTGTATGGGCTATAATCTCGTCTGTCTCCAAAGGCAATGCCCAATATCTACATGCAGATATTTTAACATTTGTGCTTTGCAAGACAGATCCTGTGAAGTTTTGTCTGTGCGCTCCAATATATATTCTTTTCTTTCTGGATAAAAACTTTGCCCCATCAGCTTGTGATATATTACTTGATAAATTAAAAGAATTTACAATCTGATCTCCGATTGCGCTATATCCATGAAATTCTATTCTATGACCAGTCGTGCCAGAGACAAAGCCTAAGTTTGGGTAAGTCTCTGGTAAAACTTTTACAGCGAAAGTCCATTTTTGATTTTCATATACATCTGTGAACTTTTCTGTTTGTATAGTGCTGAAAACTCCGCCATTAGTGCTTGTTAACACAAAGTAAACTTCATCATCTACAACATTTAATCCATTTCTATTATAATCATTTTTTACTGCAAATACTTGGAAGTTAGCACAGTCATCTGTAGCCCATGTGGTATCTCCAACATCTGTCATTGTTGGACCTTCTGCTGTATGCATACCAAACAAGGAAGCAGTTAGTGGAATATATTCTCTTTGTCCAAAAGCTGGATTTTCATATTTTAACTGGCGAGGAAAAACAACTTCAGTTTCAACAGTAAAGCCCATTTCTCTATCAAAGCCGCCGCTTTGATTATCACTACCAGTCAAAAATGTAACTGAATTTGTATTTGAAGAAGCTGAACTTTGATATACAGTCCCTCCAAAACTTCCTGTCATTGTAAAATCAACAAAATTCTTTTCCACTGTTACAGGAAGAATGGACTGATTAAGTGTTACTTCAGCATTATTCGCATAAAAGTTAATAGAGTATAGTTCCGTATCAACACCAAGGCTTCTGAGTAAGTTTCTTATTGACTTTTCAGTTCCTTTTGATTTATTGATTGCGGAAAGATTGTTATATACATTTGTATAGAGTTGATTCTTTACATCAAATAAAGTTTTTTCATATTCTCTTTCCCTATCTCTATTACCTAAAGCTGCCAAAACATCTGCATTTGCGAAAAGTTCTGGTGCTGCAAATCCATGACTAGTCAATAATCTATTCGCAAATGGAAGAGGTTTATAAAAACTTCCTGTCAAACTTCCGCTAACATAAGTAATGTCTTTAAGTTTTGACATTTCTTTCGTTTGAATAAACAACTCATCAAAGTAACTTGACATTATTTGCGTAAGTTCTCTTAACTTAAATCCATCTTTTTGAGAATCCTCATCCAACATCCATTGTGGCATCATTCTGTACATGCCCATAGAGTTTCGATTGTCGTATTCCAATCCCTTTAAAAGAGATTCGTTGTAGTAAGTTGTAATACTTGGGTGGTTCTTATATAAGATTGGATCTTTAAATTCTTTTTCTGCTGCTCCGGCTACTACAATAGCAGAATCAGTAGATCTCATACTTGGAGAAGCATTATAATTTTGAATAGAACCATTGGAAACCCTACCAGAATAATCTAGGACATTGCTATCTAAGTTGGCTATTCCGGTTATTCCTTCATTAAACTTGTAGTAAACACCTAAATCAACAGGATTTAAAGATCCACTATATTTTGATGTATTATTTCCAAAATCGCTGTTTGTTCCGCCAGCAACCTGCTTAAACCAATGTAAGCCAACTTGCTCAGAGTTTCTTGCAGTTTTCCAAAACCTAAATTCATCAATAGAAGACCCAGATAAAGATCCATGACCGTTTCCAACACCTGCCGCAGCAAGGGCTGTGGTTGGTCCACCACGGTATGCTCCAATATTAGCATTGAAAGGACCCGTCCCAACTGCTTGTATTTGTGAACCAGTATGCACAGTGTCAATGAGAATACCATTTACATACATCTTTAAAAGAAGATGGTCTGATCCAGTGAGGTTATTTTGCATCACAAATGCATAATGATTCCAGTCAGATAAAGTTATATTTTCGCTCGATGGGAATGTCGAAGGTCCTATCTTAGCTCTTTGGACTCCGGATGATCCAGAGGCGTAACTAACGTAAAATATTGAATCATCCAGATAAGATCCATCTGGGCTTCCTCCACCATCAACATCCAATATCGTCTCAACCAATATACGACCATATGTGTGATCGCCGATTGTTTCATTATTCCATAAATCGAAATAAGCATGTGCTGGAGAAGTTTGGCTAGTTTCTGGACTAGATGGCAGTTTCAACCAAAATTCTATTGTGTTTCCACTTGTTCCATCAATATTTAAATTCTGGTCTTGACTGCTTGTGGTATTATAATAGTTTGCTTTGAATCTTTTCTTTTTATAATCTGGCGATTCAAGCGGATTATCTAACTCATAAGTCAAATGAGAAGCTGGGTTTGGACCGCCTTTTACATAAATATATTGTGGTGTTGTTGATTTTTTATAAATAGAATCTCCGTCTGCTGTAGCATTTACAGTATCAGACGAGTTAATCGATCCCCAGTTTTGTCCAAGTGTTATATAGCCAGTAGTTCTAGGATATTCATGCTCGAAAATATAGTTGTCCAAATATGAAGAATCATTATGCCATTCATATTTTTCTTTTAAAGAACCATCATATGGATAGGTTTTATAAATATTTTCAATGGATTTTTTATAGTATTCTTCAGCAGATCCAAATCTAGCAAAGTTTATTGGATTTGAAAAATCAACATTTGGAAAAAATCTTTTTCTATCTTCCAAGAACTCTTGAACATACTCTGGAGATTCTATCTTTCTCGCTATATCATTTAAGCTAGAAGAAGATACAACTTTTGTTTTATTAAAAAGATTCTTGATACCATTTGAATTTGACATTACTCTTCAACCTTAAATTTAAATACTTCTTCCTGCTCTTTATAAGACCCATTAATATAATAAGCGAATCTTACACCATATTGATATCCGGGCTGTAAAAGGTTCATGCTCAAATCAAAATAGTTCCCTGACATGTCATATGACAATCTACTATATGTGCTGGTTGAACCAACAGATTCAGGTGTTAAACTCCCTGTTCCGAATGGCATAACTTCATAGCCATCACTAACCCTATACAAAGAATAATATGCATCTTCTATGATTTTTGGTTTTAATTCGGCTTGCATAACTGTATAGTTGTTTGGATTCCAGTTTCTTTCCCTTATAAATAATCTAAATCTAGCATTCTCATCTTTACTATAAGATGGTTTAAGATTATCGATAGTTGTTAAGTATTTTTCAGTAGGATTATAGTTAAAAGCATCAATACTGTTAACAGTTATTTCTGCACCAGTATGATATGTCACCAAATCTTCATAGTGCCATACTGGATATATAGACTCCAATGAATGACTCATTGCAAATGATGCTGTATAAATACCCGCTACTGCGCCCTCTGGACCTATTAATATGCCACCTGTTACATTAAGATCCGCATTTTCAACAACATCTCCGCCAACTGGCAACGGAAGCTTGTCATAAATATTTCCTGCTGAACTAGAATACGCACTTAAATATAAGATATATGGATTAGAATGATTTTCAGATTCTGGTATATTTTGTAGTTTTCCTCTTACATAGTTATATAAATACAAAGTATTGAGGTTATCTTGACCACTAGCCAATGAGCTACTTGCAAAAAATGTTCCTGCACTATCTTTTTTACTGTCATCCCATCTTGCTTCAAGATTTGGTCTAAGGAAAAAATATTCACTTGATCTGGAGAAGAACTTCTTTGTGTAATATGAATGGGACCCTGTTTCATTAATATTTTTTAATTTTATGCCAAATCCATAGTTTTCTGTATCTCCATTAAGCCACTTTTCAACCAAGTCACTAACATCAATGGAGAGATTTTCAGTTCCATCTACGAAAGAAGCAGAATAATTTTGATAACCACTAGATGTTAGTATTAATTCGTTATCCAAAAAATCTCCGCCTTCGGCTGTCCAAGTAGTATATCCATCATCAGTTGCACCTCTTCTGATCCAGTTAGAGCCTGTTCCTTCATATGTTTGATCTTGATAACTATCCATATCAAGACCTCTGCCTTCTTGCCATGAAGATGATACTGCTTGGACCTCCATTGAAAAGTCTTTTGGAGTTTGGAAAGCGTGTGGCGCATTATAGAGATTTAAATGCCATGAAACGCTACCAGATTCCGGGATTAGCTGATTCAGGCGATCTGTATTAATTTGTCCTGTATCAAATTGAACTAATATTCTGGATTTTTCTGCCGAACTTAATGATGTTCCTATTCCCTTAGAAACTTGACCAAAAATATAAAAAGATTCCAAAACATCTGCTGCACCCATGTTTGACCCAGTTCCACGAGTGGCAAGGTCAGATTGGAATGCATCTGTTATGGTATTGTCTGCATTTGCTATATATCTTTTTATTGCCATTAAACTATTGATCCTCTTATATCTGAAGTTGGGAATCTGATTTCAAAAATGTGATCCATTGGACAAACAATCATCCTTCCATCACTAGAAGTATTTCTTTCGATATCAAATGAAACATTGGAATATTGAAAGCCTGACTGAAGATTAATATAAATATTTTTTACATCTAGCACGAATGGGATTTCTTTTAATATTCCATACACATCGGACAACATAAATGGCTCTCCAATATCAAACTTATTTGAATAGAAAGAAGCCAATCGGTTATTAATAATATCTAATGCTCCATATTTATTTTCTTCTTTGTCTATCATTGCTTCATATTCTATAGACAAGTTAATCACTTTTGCGTCTAATATATCGATGGTATCATTGATCATCTTGTATCTAGATAACCAAGACTTCAGATTATTCTTAATCGTAGGAGTGGCTTGTACAAGATTTCCAATCGAGTTTTCCGATAAAACATAAAGATTAAGATTTCTTTTGAAAGAGTTTGTGTCCTGATATATCGCCGCTCTTTTAACGGATCCAAATTTTGGATGCATATTATAGATTAAGGATATATAATCTTGTTTTGTAACTGCTCTATTTTGAGCAGAATAAAACCCCATTGCCCTAGTTCTTATTTCTTGCGCTGTTGTTACAGATGTGTCACCAACAATCGGCTTTTCATTCTCAAAATCTAAGCTTGAAATGACATTTGTAACTTTAGATGTTGATAAAGAAGAAACATTCCTAAATGAAAACTCTAAATCCGCTGTATCTGTTAATGTATTTGTTGCAATATTGACATTATTTGCAGTATTTGATCTATAAATAACTGTCAATACAGTGTCTGAGGGGGCTACTCCGAGCTTATCTGTTTCTAAAAGTTTGGTTGGATCGAAGGTTTTATCTGCTATATAATCTTTTGCATGTTGTTTTAATACTATTTTTGATGGATCTGTTATTGTTTCATTTGTTAAATTTTTGTCAGATCCATGCCCAAACTGCAAAAATGTATTTGATCCGATCATTTCAACAGTATATCTTCTTGGCACAGGTCTTGGCTTTACAACATATGGTGCCATACTTTTATCTGAGGCAGTGTTTTTCACATTTTCATACACAATATCTTGAGATAAGTGATCTACCTCGTAGTATTTATTTCCTTGTGAATCTACAACAGAAATAACTTCTACAATATTCCTGTCTGCCAAAACAAATCTTGGATATCTCATAAACTCACCAACAGGAATATATTCTATTTTATATTCTCCGGATACTAATTTTCCATAGGTTTTTATTGCATATGAAGCAACAGCATCGTTGTTTGAGTTAGAAGATGCTACTACCATTTCGTTAGCCGGGTTAGAAAAATCAACATCCTCCGTCAATGTGAAAACAACACCACCAGATGATATAAATTTAGATCCGTTTTTTATTATAGGAGCATACGACATATCTGGCGAAGTTGTGCCACCAGCGGTTGTTGTAGGAACTACGATATATAGTGTAACTTCCCCTGTTGAAGTGAAAGATTTTGAAGGCTTATATCCTGCTTGTCTTGCTAATCGAAAAACATTGTTGTATTCAATGGCTGTATCCAAGAATGATTCATTTGTTTGATAATCAACATAAAAAGATAATACATCTCCAACATAGGCAACCATATCAACCATCATTGATCCGAATGATGCTTCTGAGAAGTCTGCTGTTGTGTCTGGATAATATCTTTTTGCATACGACACTAGATCTGCTTTAATAGAAGCAAACTCTCTACTGGTATATGATATTGGAGGAGTTTCGTATGTGTTGCTCAAAATATTATTCCCTTTATAATAACTCTATAAATAGTGTTTTTTATCAAAAAGTGCTTTCAGAAACGCTAACTTCCAAAACATCAGAAGCATTTAGAGTTTTTATATAATATTCTACTTTTACATAAAGTGTATTATACCCAGTAGTATATGGTGAGCCTGCTCCTGTTTCAAACACTATATCTCTGATTGATATATAAGGGAGGTAGGCAGAACATTGATTAAATATATCTTCTTTTATTGCTTCTTGAAGCTCTACAGAAGGAATTTGTTCAAATAAATATTTATACAAACCAACTCCAAAACTAGGATTCATTATCCTCTCTCCGGGGACTGTTAATATTAACATCTTGAAGTTTTGCTTAACAACATCCTTTAGATTGTCAAGCATCTTGTAGCCTGTATTTACATCTCTTGATAATGGTAGTTTTGGAGCATAATAAGCCATTTATTTAATATTCCTATCTATTGGTCTAGCCATATGGACCTTTTAGTTTTTTGTATTTAGCAGGTCCTACCATGTTATAAATACTCTCAAATAATGTTTTTATTTGACTTTTTGTTGCGACAAATGCATCTTTTATCTTCTTGTCTGCCGAAACAATAGCCACGTTTGTTACCACGAAAAGATCGATCATATCTTTTGTTGGAAATGAATACATCATCAAAGCAGAATATTCATCTGATAAAACAATATTAGTTAGATTTTTCACCAATAAACCTTGACCATATGGTTCAAACAAGAACTGGACAATGTTTTCTTCGCCCATTTCTTTGATTACACTGACTGGCTCATTAAATAACTCAAAACTTTGCCCAGTATCATTGTTCATCATATCAACTGAAGATTCGATAACAGGAAATATATATGTTTTTGCTGGTGGGTTTTTACTCGTTTTAGATTTTTCATCTTTCAATGATAAATCGTCTTCAATAACTAATATACTCTTATTTAAATCTATGTATTGTTTAAAGTTTTCGTCTATTTTTTCGTATGTTGACCCAACAGAATTAGAGTCTACTTTAATACCCAAAGCATCATCAATGGCTTTTGAAACTGTTTTAAGCGTCTCAGATTGCCCATCAGAATAGGGTTTTATAAATTCTTGAACATCTTCAAATCCTGCGATTCCAGAAGATGATCCTTGCCATTCTCTTTCTGAAGTTATAAACACATAGCAAAGTCTTGTTCCAAGCTTTATTGATTTGAAAAACTTAATAAATGACTCATCTGCGTATTGTTCTCCCTCTTCTGTTGTCACCATGTCTGCTGTTAAGGCTATTAGTTCAAATAAATTATCTTGACTCAAAACTTTTCTAAGTTTGTTTGATCGAACGTTTTCATCGTGTAAATAAGATAACCATATTCCACCATTGTTTTGAGCCTCATCTTTGTCAGCCCAATCCTCTACCTCATAATAAATTTGATTTACAAACTTTCCATTTAAAAACTCTTTATACCTATTATTTGAAAAAAATGAGCTTGGATAATCATATACGCTACCATTTTCTGGATTTTTTGGCGGTTTATCAAATTCTGTCTGATGTGACTCATCATGAACCCATACTGGGGCATTATATGAGATAAAATCAAGAGGATTTGCTTGAGAAATTTTACTAAAGCTTTGCCCTGATCCTTTGAATATTCCCAATCTAGAATAAATAAAATCTAACGGATATTCCAAGTTTTCTTTTATCAAAAACCTCACCGCATCATCAGAAGAATTGATTTCCACATCTGTACCATTCTTTTTGTCCAATATGAACCCAGAGTTTCCGGGAAGGTTTTTATTTGGATCTTTAAATCTAAACTCACTCCTCCTAGATAATAGCGTCATACAAATAAATGAGAAATCATTCTTAAATCCAGATTCATCAAGCATTTGGTTCAGAATTTTTAATATAAGCTCTGTTAACATATCTCCTTGGGTTATAATATATTTTGGAAATTTACATATAGTTGTTATTGCCCTTAAAGATACTTCTCCAGCAACCATTTGTATATAAGCAGACACAATACCTTCCAACATTGCGAACTGTGGCATTCCCAACTCATTTGAGTTTGGATCTTCATAATCTGCAAAATCGTATTTTTCTTTAGAAATATCATATACTCTTTGCATATCAATCAAGCCTTGTGAAAATCCTTGATTTGAAACATTCGGAGTTAAATCTAAAAGACCTAGTTCTTTTTTTGTAGTTTTAGCTTTAATATCTACTTGTGCTAGATCCCATAACTGCCTAAGAACCAAAATCCAACCTGTTCCAAGTGGATTTTCTTGTATTAGTTCATCAAAAAGATCTATTTCATAATCATCTAGAGTTTCTGAATTTCCTATGGTTTCTGCTATTCCAGCCAAAATAGAGGAGAAAATATTTTTATACAAATCTATTGCAAAAATATTGTATGTTTCATTAATAAATTTATTTTTAGCTTCAGAACTTAGCATGTTTGAATCTGGCAATATTTTATCCGCCAACAAAGAGGCAAAATACTGATTTTGTGGAGGAATATTGCCATCTTTAAGGGGATATTTATCAAGTATTGGTGCTAATGAATCTGAAACTTTTTTTGAGGTCTCACCGCCACTATCATTATCATTGAGACTAAATGTCCCTTCTAAAATCTGTGGTGTTTCAAAAAACAATCTTAAGTTATTAGTATATATTAGATTTCCATCTTCATTTGTATCAGGAGGAGAAAACTGCAAATCTGTCCTCACCTTGCTTCCTTGAAATTCAGGCATTTGTATATTGATTCTAATGTTGTTATCGCCATATGTCGTTATATATTTTGTAAAATCTAATCCAAAATCTGTCAATATTTCATCAACACCTCTTGCATCTTTTGCATATGGAGCCATCTTATCTGCTATTGGAAACCAAGGAGACCAAAAATCATTTTCAGACAACTCTGTGCCTCCGCCTCCATAAATAAATGCTGCCCATGCCGTGACGCCACCTAGTGCAAATGTTAGCGGATTTAGGGGAGCAAAAAATAAATTTCCCAACGGGCTATTGTTTAATAGTTCTTCTCTATTGTAGTCCATTTTTACCATAACTCTGGATTTTGGGTTGGTAAATCTTATACTCTCTTCTTTTAATAGCTTATTTGTTCCCAAAAGCATGTTTTTGAGGGTTGTCTCAAGAGCATCTTCTATTGTTGGGTTTGGCAAGCCCGACAAAATACCCTTATTTCCTTTGTTATCAGAAAAAAGAGGCGGTATTTGTTGTGTTAAATCAGGTATCTTTCTGATTAGATTTGCCAAAGTAATATAATTTTGGACATCCACTTCCGTAGCTTGTTTTACAAGATCATCGACATTTTCAAGATCTCCGCATTTAGATCTAAGATCATCTTTAGCTTTTTCAAATATGTTATCACAGACATCTGGGTCTTGATATACTTTAATAATATCGTCTTCTATTTCTGCCAACTTTTGCGGAGGCACTTTAAATCCAACACACCTAAAAAAGTCTCTAGTTTTTGCAGTATTGTCCAGTTGAGATGCTATAGATGGGTATTGATCAACCTTTTTCTGGATTATTTTCATCAAATGCACATCTGATGTCCCATCCAGTAACTCTAAAACTTCTCCGGAACTTAAAACTTTAGATATATCGTCCAAAAGATCTTCTATGTCATTAACATTTGTTACAGAAACTCCACAACTTTCAAATACTGCTGGGCTATCTCCTATTCCGGGAGATGCTAAGAGATTATTGAGGTTTTGTGCGCCATAATCAGATACTCTTTTAACACCCTCTGGGCAAGTTAACTCTGGACATCTTAATAAGAGTTCTAATAATGTTGCGAACAACTCTACTAGAATTTGCGCCAATATATACTCAAGTGCCTTCAATAAAGCATCTATGAGAGAATCAAGAAGATTTGTTGTTGGCAACCTTAAAAAGAAATCAGGCACTTCAAAACAGAAAGAACATATAAGATCCGCTGCATCAAATTCTGTGGGTTTATTATTAAAGGAATCTTTAAGTGCATCCGCAGAACCAAAAGATCCCATATCATATTCGTATTCATCGCCCTTGTTCCAACCTGCTTGTTGACCCCCAGTAATGGAAGTGTTTGCAGGAGCATTGCTATCGGCGGAGGGTATGTAAGATAACGGCTTTATATTTAATCCAGCAGATGGTCCTTGAAGGTCTACTTTAAAGTTTGGCACTTCTACAGTGTCCAGACCCGCAAGATCTAAAAAGCATTTACATATTTTCATATAAATGGTATCAAGACCGCCGACCCTTCTCAAGACTTGATCGTATAGACTATTTAAATCAATAGCTTTATCCCCAATACTCCTTAGTCCCTCTGCTGAAGTCATGAAATCTCCAACATATTCTTTATAACCAGTTTGAAGATCTTTCATTTTCGCAAGAGAATCAAAAGAATCAAAAAACATTCTTTCTGCTTCTGTCTCAATCTCTCCCTTAAACAAAGCACCACCTTTTCCAGATGGGGGAGAAGGGCAAGGTGGCAAATAATCTGTTAATGAAAACTGAAATGATCCTAAGTCAAATCTAGGGTCCAATTTTAGTGCATCATCTAACTGACCTGCAATCGGACCAAGAAGCTCTTGCCAAGAAGGAAAGTTCCAAGTTAATGGTTTACACTTGGAAGATGGTATATCTGGCAATGTCGATTCTTCTTTTGGTATGATTTCTGGCTTTGGATCTAAAAATATTTCTTTTATGGCTTGTTGCCATTTTAACAGAGGATTTTTAAGTTGCCTGTGGTGATAAAACAAAGACATTGTGTTCTTTACATTAAATGGCTCTTGTTGTTTGATATAATCAAGCCCAGTGCTTAAAAGTTTTTCGTTGCCCTCTTTTGCGCCTTCGTTATAAGAAATGAAAATAATATTAAACTCATTATCAAATCCAATATTTATTAGATTTTGTTCTTCAGACGCAATAGTATAACCATTAAAACTTATTAGTTTTTTAAACAGAACTGGTATCTTATCCATTCTTTCTGCTTCAAGCATGAAATTTACACCCTGAACTCTAAACTCAGATTTCAAGATGTTCAAATACATTTGATTTAACCCATAGCCAGCTTGAGATAGGTGCTTAACATAATACCTTGTGTCTAATGTTAATATTTTTGAAGATTCTTTTTTGAGATCACTTAACGATTTATAAGCAGACGGAAATGCATAAAGATATATTGCCCCAACTTTCAAAAGAAACTTTACATTCTCTCCGGGTCTAATATCAATATAGTGGCTTGCTATTTCACAAGTTAGATATGTTTTTATAAAAGATTCGATTTGTTCATCAGTGATTACTCTGTTATGCCAATAAAAAAGCTCTTGAACACCCTTTCTAAGTGCTTGTTGCTTTTTTTCTTCGAGATCTGATTTACTTAAAACACAAGTATCTTCAAGTTCTACAGTATACCACCAATTTCCCTCTTCTTTGTGGTAGTAAGGAACTTCATTTCTCCACCAAATAGGTATTACAGCCTTTTGACCTTCTGACATTTGTGTTATTGATAAACGTCCGTTAGTTCCCTCTACTTCATTTAAGTTAGCTAGCTTAAGATTCCCATTTTTTCCTCCAAATATATCTTCAAAGAAAATGTTTTTCTTAATTGAAACAATGTCGTTTATTTCAATGTATCCCTCTAACCCATTTAAATCAGACTGTGGGTCTACAACTCTGACAAGATTATAATCACCCACACCATTGACCCATTGTTTTAAGACTTTTATAACAGTAAAGTTCGGAAGAAATGCATCCGCACGAGACGCACTTCCGGGAGAGGCTTTCAACGTTGCTTTAGCACGAGGGGATACTTTTTGCCCTTGATTAACCAAAACATAACTTGTTGCTTCTGTTGGCTTTAATCCATTTTCAGTTAGGCTATCATATTTTTGATTAATTAATGGAAGATTTAAATCTACAGCCAAAAGCATTTCTTCTGATACATCTTCTCCTTTTAGGAATGATGGTATCTTGGAAAAATCAATGCCTTGCAAACTACCTTCGAGAGTTGATTTATAATTTTCATATTTAGATAATAAATCTTGTGAATAAAAAACTCCTTGACCATTTAACCCAACTGCCTCAAAGACATCATAGGGGTTGATGCCTGCTTCTTGATATTCATCAAACTCTCCAGCCATAGCAAAAACACCATGACGAATCATATCAATTATTAGTTTAGTTTCATCTATTTCAAGGTCAACAGCATATGTCAGCGTTGCTTGTGCCAAAAGACTGTTTCTGTAGTTTTGACTAGATCCCACTCCGTCTCTCCAATCTACATAAAGCCCAGTGCTTTTGGCATATTCTGTAAGTGTAGTTAGGGCAGGGGTTGGGGTGTCCTCATCAAAATTATCCAGCACCTTCTCGTTGAAAGCGGATCCGGGGGGTGGATTTTTCGCAATATCTGTATCATATTCATAATCAACAACAATGTATGGTCTTGCCTTTTGTTGTAGGCTGAGATTTTCATCTTTATAGTTTTTAGTGTTTTCATTAGATGAAAAATCTCCGAGACTAGCATCATTTAAATATTTGTTTGTAAAAAGATGGTTGTCCCCATAATAAAGTTGGGTTGTTCCAAGGGTGAAATACGGATTTATAAAACCATAAGTTAATGGCTCTTTTTTTACTGTTGGATATACCTGTAGACTTTTACACCAATCAGGAACACATTTTCTTTCTTTTTGTTTAAGAAATGGATCTTGTTCTAAAATGGGAGTCCAAGGGCTATCTTCCTCATCATATTTATACCCCTTATTACCATTAGTATTAATTAACTTTGGCCATTTAATATTAGAAAGATTTCCGTGGCTATAACTGGAGATTGTTCCCGCATTTTGTTTATAATCCCAAACAGGAAAAATTAGAGGAGATTTGTGGTTAACGTAGTAAGGGACATTATTTTTTGCCGCAAACAGTACAGAATTGCTATCACCTGCTCCTAAAATATTTTCTACATCGTATAAAGTGCCTGTTGCGTCCTCGCCAACATCTTTTATATTTCCAAAAAAATCAAGAAACGCATTTAAAAAATGATTTTTACTATTTCCAGTTGCAATACCTGAATATCCTGATAAACCGGAAATATTCATATTTGATGTTTTTAAATATGAAAGCATCGCCTGACGATCTGCTGTTAAATATTGCAAAATATATGGAAGAACATCTGCATATATTCCTTTCCAGCCGTCGGAACCCCCTGTTGCTCCGGGGATATCAATCTTAAACTCTTTATGTGCATAAACTTTGTCCAGTGTCGCATAAAAGTTAGTAGGCAGTGAACCAAAATGATATGCTAGCCACAAAGAGGTGATGTATCTAGTCACCTCTAGGGGATTGTTGGGATCTATATCATTTGAGTTATAGTAATTAAATATCTCAGAGGTGCCTTTATTGAAGTCAATATATAAATTATTACCTCCATTAAGATCCGTTTGTCTAGTAAAATCAGGTAGAGAATCAAACATCGTTATAATAGATTGTTTGTTTCTTGGAATAACAGCAAACCTTTTTGCCTCTTGTTCATCGGCTGGTGTACCAAAAAGATATGGATTTTCCGTTCCAATAAAAGTTGTTGGAGGTAATCCAAACTTATAAGAATATTCTTTTATATCGGAAGATATCTTAGAGACTGCATTTTTAATAACATATTCATTTGGATCTTTTCCGTATTTATCATATCTATTGTATGTAAACAGGGAAGAAACACCCTTTCCCCACAAAACGTTGTTATATATGTCTTGAAGTGCTCCTCCCGGATAATCATTATAATCTTTAGGGTCTTTTGCACCAAGATAGTTTTCTTTAGATGTTGTAGAATGATTCAATACAGGAGGAATAGATCCTAATTCAAAGAAACTACCGCTGACAACCCTGTTTATTTCCAACTGGCTAGCCGATAATAGATCTTCACAAGCTTCTGGCTTATTTTCGCCAGTTACTGCATCTGTTCCCGGCTCTTTAATTGTGGGTTTTGGACCAGCATGTCTAATGTTTTGAGGCACAACATGTGCAACATATTTAAAAACGTTTTTTATTACTTCATTTAATGTTTTATGTGGGTTGTCTAAATAATCTTGAACTTGACTTGGGTCGATTCCCGGAGGAACAAGCTTTAAGGCAGATACTAAGTTTGAATATTTAAAATACTTTTCTGGTTCTCCATCCTTGGCACTTTCTCCATAATACCATTTTTTTGTAAATACCCCTTGTGATCCTCCCATTAAGCCAGAAAGAGATGGATATACAGATGATTCCAATCCGGGCATATACATTTTTGCATGTGTTGGAGTTAAATTTTGATCTGGTGCATCAAAGTTAGTATTCCACTTTTCTTGTTTAAAATATGGAGAATTTGTTGATAAGCGAGGAACAAAATCCCAAGGATAAGATGGCACATATATCCAATCATCCAAATCATAAAGATGATTTGATGGAGAGATGGAATCTACTTTTGAATTAGAATAAACAGCGGCAAAACTATTTCCTGCGGCAGATCCTTCCCCATAAGATCCGGCTAATATTTGTGTTATTCTAAGATCTAAATCTGGTGAATTCTCAGCGTCATTTTCTGTTAAAAGAGTGTTGAGATTAGCGATAGCGGTTTGAAAATCAAAAGTAGTTTGATCAATGGTGTTTTTGTCAGATGATCCAAAACTTGGGAGTAGACCCATTAACTGCTGGGCATCATAATAAGATGTTTGTGAGCCGGGAGGAAATACCTCCATATGCTCCGGATCTTGACCATTTTGAGCGTACCCAGATCTTCCTTGTACTCTTCCAATATTTGATACTGGGTATCCAAAATAGTTATATAAAAGAGCTTGAGTTAGTGCTTTTCCAACAAGATTTTCTAAAACAAAATTTGTAAACTTTGTAGAGTCCCAACTCTTATACATAGCAAAAAAAGAAACAGGTGCCCTATATTGATCTTGGAAGATTTTTTCAGCGGTCAATTCTCTTCTTAATATTTTATTTGCTATTTTTTCTTTGTTTTCTGTTGTTGCATTACTATAGGTATTTTCATTAATGCCTACAGCACTTAATAGGGCTTTCGATATATCACCTTCGTAGTTATTGATGTCTTCATCAAAATAACCTTTAGGCTCTGATTGTTGGTATGGAATACCAAAGCCGTGGTGCCAGTCTCCTCGTTTATGCAAATCAATAAAAGGTATATCAATACTAGCTGCTGCTGTTACTTTGACACTATCTTTTGGCTTTACTTTAAAATAAAAATCTTTATTTGACATAGCTTATCTACTTAGTTAGTTTGTATTATTTGCATCACTGCAAATATAACTTCCAATGCCCGGAGTAATATATTTAAACCTTAACATAATCTGGTTAATCACGCTAGAAATATGACTAGGATAATCTTGAACCATTGTTTTTGCACCTTTGATAGCAACTCCCGACATTAACTCAACAGATGGTGCTGCCACCCCGATTGGAACTGGTGGAGTTGGACCCGGAGGAGTCGTCACAATGTGTGTATGGTTTGCCAACACTGTCTCAAATACCTGTTGTGTTAATACAACATCGTGTAACATTTGAGTAACACTGGATATATCTTTCAGCATATAAAACAACATTTCTCTTAGATTATGTCCTTTTACTAATGGTTGCATATCTTTATCATCATTGCCTGCAATAAGGTCAATCCCACCAATAACACCAATAGCTCCACTTTGAGAGTTAATATCGTCTGTTCTGGTTACTAGTTTAATATTTTCTCTTGCAATAATTCTTATCAAGTCAGCTTTCATCCCGATAGCCGATCTTGGAAATGCGTTTCCTTGAAATCCGGGTCGAAGACCAAAGTTTTTATCAATGGTTGTTTTTTGGCTAATATAGATTCTAGCGGCGTCTGATTTAAAATCGTTATCAACAGATAATATTTTTCCGTCTTTTGTTGATTCTTTTGCTTCTCTAGATGCTCTACCAACGCAAATGTCAATAGATCCAGCACCACTGGATGCATCGCCGCCAAATCCAGTTGCTTTAGAACCCGGTCTATCTCTACCAAGCACAATCCAAGTGTTGTTTTGACCAGATATTACTTCTTCACAATCAGATTTGTTATAAACAGGCACTGGTTCATATTTTTTACCGCCACCAAACCCTTCAAGCCTTGCTCTGGTTTCCTCATCAAGTTTATCCCATTGACTTTGAACAAAATCAGAATATTGCTGTATTGTGTTTTTATCGATAATTTTGTTTTTATATTTTTCGTGATTAACCATATTCTTATTTAGTATATTATTAAAATATCGATATTTTAACTATTTTGTAGCTTCTGTTTGATTATCTCTTATAGTTTTGTCAGTTATACCTTTAGTATTAAAATAAGGCATTGAAAAATATGTCTTACTTGGATCAATACTGATACCATTTAGCTGATCTAGGATTGCTTGTTTTCCAGCGTCACTAGTCCAACTTGGAGGACCTGTTCTGAGACCAGCTACTTCTAGAAAGCTATCTCTAGCCTTCGTTGATCCGGGCATACTGGAAGCCTCACTTTTGAGTTTGTACTTGTCTTCTTTCTCTGTAACCCAGATTGCATAAGGGAACTTCATTTGTTTCCAGTAGTCATCTTCTTGTTTACCATAAACCTGTTCAAATTCTTCTTTGTATATTTTTCTTAGTTCATCTTGTGGAATGATTATATCATTATTAAATAAATCAAGGGCTGTTATAGATTCTCTAACATCTACACTCTCTAGTTTTTTTTGCTCGACATATTGTTCATAAACGTGCCTAAGTAAAGTTAATGCTCCTTCATCCGTAGGAATGCCATCTCCGATGGCGGCGATGGCAGCATTTATTTGTTCACCAGTTCCTAACACATCGGTGAGCATGGGTTCTGACTCTTGTTTTTGTGCTAGGTCTTTCAATTCTTGATTTAGGTTTTTTATTTTTTCTGGGGTTGCGCCTTTTGACACGTCAACCGCCTCGTCGTATGTTTCAGCAAGACTAGACTGGTTTGATATAAGGGCTTCAAATCCGGGTATATCAGCGGATGATTCTTTTTGTCTATACGCAAGTTTTCCCGAAGAGGTCAAAGGACCAGCATATTCCGTATTAGGATCAGACCAACAATTTCTTGGCACTTTCACTTCCCAGTGCCACGCTTCTTTTTCATATGGATACATTCCAAAAAGCCAACCATATTTTAACATAAATAAGTATCCAACAGAACAAAACTGCGGCACTCTTATTTGTTTTGTCTTTTCTATACCGTTTTCTTTGTATGTTACTGTAACGCCGGATGGTTTTTGATTATCATAGCCATATCTTGTTGCTGATCCTGCACCCAATCCATTACCCTTTATATCAAAAGCCAATCCTGTAGAGTGCGGAGAAAGACCGGGATAAGCTATTTTGCTAAAATCTACAAAAGTTGTTTTTCCTCCTCCTGCTGTTTCCTTTTTTGCTACTTTTTCTATTAAATATTCTCGCATTTTTTCTGCGGTCAACACGGCATATTTTTCATTTGATTGAATAGATGTTCTACTAAGTTCAAACTTTGGTGAATAGTTACTTATTTGTTCGATATAAAAGTTATACCATTTAAGTTCTGTCTCACCGCTCAGAAACTTGCCAGCACCAAAAGCTTCAAAAAACTTACCCCATAGTTTATTTAAAGCCTCAAGTCTTGGGGTTAGTAGTTTATGCACGAACCCACTCGTTGCATCGACCTGCTCTGAGGATACCAGACCATATGCATAATGCTTTACTCTATTGGTTCTAGTATGCTTTGGATTTATCATATGTGTAACTATTTCTGTATATGCAGTATTATTAGTATATACTGTTCCTTCTGATCCTTCTGGAGCACCTTGTTTTTTATTTATGGTGGTGTTTATTTTTGCAGAAACAAAGCTTATATCAAACGGTGGCATTTCAATAATAACAGGTCTGCCGGGATAGATTTTTAAATCTGCATCACTATAATCAATACCTGTTGGTCTATATACTTCACATTCGGGTGGACGGGGAATCTCTCTGCACTTTTCTCGAGAGAAAAATGTTCTTCCCCCTCCAACTTTAGCATGAGTGACACTGGTTTTAACATCCTGCTTTTCATTAACTGGTCCTAAGTAGATACCACCTTCCAGTGTATTGGTATTTTGAAAATCTACCCAAACCAAATCTCCCGGACCTATTGGAAGAGCAGATATTCTTTCATTTTGAGCAACGAAAACTGGATATTGATTTATTTTAAGATGATCTTCATTGAAATCATGCTTGCCTGTTTTATCTTTTCCTATTTGATTTTTTGTTGGAAGATATTTTGGAATCGCCAATCCAGCATGGACTTCTGGGATCCTAACTCTTAGTTGTTTTAGTTCTGGTAATACTACCACCTTTTCTTTGGCGATTCCGCCTTCTTCTTCATCGACTAACGCATAAGCAAATGGACCAGATACCCAACTTGACGGGTCTACAATCCCTTGTTTGGTTGTGCCATCATCTCTTAAAACAATCCCAATAAATGGACCTGCTCCTGTAAAGTTCCTTGGAGAATAAAAAGCTTTATAGCTATTTCTCACGAGATCTATTGGTGTAACATCTAGTGGGTCAAAGTTTTTACTGGTTAATGTATCTCGTATAGGATTTAAAACACCATATCCAATATTTAATATTTTACTATAAGATGTTAAACTAGTTGCTGACTTCTTTTTCTTAGCCATTGCCAGATTCCTTTATAAGATCAAATAATTCGCTCTTGTCCTCATCAGTCAGACCCTCTTGTCCTTCAGATTTCTTCTGGATGAGGGCACTTACTTTGACAAGTTGTTCGTTTGATCTTTGTAGGGTTTCTACATATTTAGCAGCGACAACGCCGACCTTTTCTTTGCGTTCGTCGTCTTTCTTCATGTATTCCATCAACTCCATTAGCAGAGTTGTGGTAATAGCCCTGTCGCTTCTTATGTTTTTGATTGCTTCGTCAATATAGGATTCTAAGTCTTTCATAACGAAAATAAATAGTTGAAGATAAAAAAAGTATTACAAATCACCACGATCCCATCTTCTTTTGAATACTTTATATTTTACTCTCATTTTATTTAAGTTGTTAACGACTTGTTTTGTATTGAGACCTGTGATTTCTCTGATATAAAAGTAGATTGCTTTTTTGTTGTAGATGTCAATACGGTCTGGATTGGAAAAGATTAGCCTGATTGCTTCATAGACTTTCTCTTCGTTGGGCTTCATACTGGATGTTTCCCAAGAATTAACTTCTTCCCAAAAGTTCATCCAAAACTCTTTTTCTAATCTTTTTGATTCATATTCGTTTACAACAGTGAACTGTCTAATCTCAATGTTTTTTGGGATTTGATCTAGTTGAACTTCTCTTTTATTCTCCAAGGTTGTTTTCTTTACCTTGTGAATAAACCAGTTTTTGGTAATGACTGAGAAGTAAGAAAAGGCTTTCGATCCTTTATCTGGATCATACTTGTCCAAGATTGTTGTAAGCCAGATTTTGCATTCATCTTTTAGGACATCGATGTTAGGGAGGTTTGTGAACTTGTAAGTATAAATAATCTTATCGACCATTTCATTGAATGCTGGTTCAATAAACTCAACATAAAGTTCAGTTCTTATTTTGATATCAGTAGTATTAGCATACTGAACGATTGCGTCTTCGTGCTCTTGGGTAAAGTATAGATTTTTCTTTTTTGGTTTCGCCATTATTCTTGTTCTTCATCTTCTACCAGCCCTTCATTGGTTAGTTCATAGATTTCTTCAAACTCTTTTATGTCTTCTATAACTTGCTTTGAGTGTTTAATCAAAGCACCAAGAGTTTCATCTCCATAATACATTTCCATAGCGTGTAACCCGTCTAAGTGATCAGAAAAGTTCTTTGCCGTTACCAATAAAGATCCGATACTA